TTCGATTAATGCTGGAATTGTTTCTAAAGAACTATAGAATTCTTTAATAGGGATGGGACTAACGTCCACTCCTTTATAGATGGTTTTCTTAGCAAACTCAAGAGCTACTCCTTTTAGAGAGTAGATTGACTTTGCAGGATTACAATCTACACCAAGGTTGGTAATAATACTTAAGTATTTCTTAGCAACTCTGGCATTAAAGATTACAATATCATCCCCTAACACTGCATAATCGGAAAACCAAGTTCCTGACTTGATTTCTCCAGAAGACACAGCCGCAAATTGCACTATGAAATGATGAGTGTATGCTAGCATAGCCCAACTAGAAAGAGCTCCCATTGGTTGACCTACAGAGTAAGTCACCGATGTTATAGCTGGATTCTTTTTCGAAATCATTGATTTCGGAAGGGCATATGATCTACCCACTAATAACTCCCTCCAAGCTTGGGATTCTTTAACAGTCAGACCGAATAGGTCTCTTATTAAATCTTCTTGCAAGCTTATTGGAAGTCTATCAGTGGCGGATGATAAGTCCATTGAGAACAACGGTTTATTGTGATCAAAAGCTCTCTTTAAGGGAGCTAGTTGATCAAATGTCCCATCCTGGGGTAATTTTCTCAATACATTGAAAATTACTTTATGGATAGGAGCCAATAACCATTGAGTCCATGGATCTACCATAGCAAAGACTCTCATTTTCCCAGCTGCTTCCATCTTTAATCCTAATTTACCTAAATATTCATGTTTAGGTTGACTGGCTTGAGAGTGTCCGGTAGTTGATGCCCATTCTCCTAACGTTTTTATGACATAGGAAGGTATATGATACTTAGAAATATCATACATATCTTCTATGATCTGAATTGCATTCATCAAGATAGGATTTCTTGATAATACAATTGCAGATCTCATTGCCACAATAGGTGAGGAGGAATGTAAAGCATCAGCATTCACCTGAGGACTACTTTTTGATATTGGGAAATATTTAAATTTCTTAATCAATTGTAGTCTAGGTGAAACACAGACTTTACCCTTAAGTAGAATTTGTTCAGTGAAAATAGGAATGTATTTTCTTAATTCACTGAAGATTCAATCTTTTCCAGAAAAAGGATTGGTGATTGATTCTAACTTAATTGGTCCCTCAAACAATAGATCTCTATAAAGAGAAGCTAGTGTAAGAGAGTACTTCATATAGAAAGTATTACCCAATATAAGTTGTTTTCTAACCACCGGTGGAAACATTCTCGGGATTCCAGATTTAGTTACACTTACTCTAGTAGTTGTAGATTTACATCTATAACCACCTAAGTACTGCTGTGTTAAAACACTAACAGTTTTTAAGTATAAAACTAAACCTTTAATTCCTTGATGGTTTGCGATCTGAGATAGGTCTGACAAGACAAGTCTTGTAATGGAAGCCAATGATTGAGACGGTGACCCTCCCATAGCAGGAATCATTCTTAGAATAATTCCTACTAAGGCCTGACCATGATTTCTCATGATCATAGCATTCATATTATCATATCTAAATGTTAAAAACTTAAAAGAGTTAAAACTACTTTTAAGAGATAATTTTTGAACAGGTATTGTTTTCATTATTATTTTATATATTAATTTAAATGTGATCCTTCAAAAGTTGGCT